CCATTACCTTAAATTTGTAACCCAAGATAAACTCAAAGGGGAAGAGATTTTCGAGGATAAGATTAAATACCCATTCGCGGAGCTTCCATACTGGATGCGACCAAACGTAATCAACGACCGTGATAACAAGTTTGCACTTGGTAACAAGGAGGAGAAAGGTTCTCGTGAAGGGGTAAACTCTAAGATGGACGTTGTAGCGCCATCCAAAACAGCCGTATCTGGAGGTACACCTTCAATAGCGATGATAGATGAGGCCGGTAACATCCCTATCCTTACACAGATTATTGAGGATGCCCGACCAACAATGTTCGGTATGGACCCATCGACAGGCAAGCAAAAATTATTAAGACAGATCATCGTTTGGGGTACAGGCGGGGAAATGGAAAAGGGCGGAAAAGCATTCGAGAGAGAGCTCCTATCTGCAATGAAGGCATGGAAAGAAAGAAAATTCGGAGGCGCTATAATCCCTATATTCTTCGATTGGACTGCCAGACCAGGTATGACGCAAGAGATGTACGACTCCGAGAAAGAGTACTACTACTCCAAAGAAGGGCCTGACGCTGACGAGTCAAAAATATTATTCAGACAGCAATACCCTACTTGTCTTGAGGATATGTTCTTGTCGTCCAGCAAAACACTCGTTTCGCAGGATTGGATAAATGAACAGATTGATAGAATCCTAAAAACAAACCCAATGACAAAGCCGAAGTATGGATACTTCGAGCCTGTATACGGAGACATAGAGCAGCCAGAAGGTAGCGACGTGCCATACAACATCATTGGAGCAAACTTCGTTCCGCTAGGAATTGGAGACCCACGAACAACAACAATAATATTCCAGGAGCCTAAGATAGGGTGGAAACACAGATACTACCAAGGAACCGATCCAATTGCGTCCGATACAGGTATGTCAAACATGGCATCATCAATATGGGATGCTCACTATAACACAATATCGGCCGTAGTGAACTGGAGGGATAACAATTACCGTGAGGTATTCCTTCAATCAATGTTGCTTGGTATCTATTACGATACCGATAAGCAGTTTGGAGTAAAAGAATTACTTGAGGCAAACATAGGTAAAGCATACCAGCAGTACAAGGAATACAAAGGTCGATTCGACTCGTTAGTATTCAATTCAGAGCTTCCAGACACACTACAGGCAGGTAGTGGGAATATGGTAGGTATTGATAACAGAAACATTCGTAACAAGCTTATTATCGATAAAATGTTCGAAATGCTACAAGCATTCGGAGGGAAAATATATATCCACGAGCTATTTGTTCAGCTTAAAACATTCGTATGTACCCTTACAGATAAAGGAAACGAAACGTGGGGACCAATGGATAGAAAACATTATAAAGATGATATTTTGTTTGCTGCAGTATTTTCGTATATTTGCGCTCAATGTCACTCTCATATTCAACCAATAAATACAATCGAACAGAAAAAGACGGGTGTAAAAGTGGTTTCATCATTAGAGTACGATAAAAACTATAACCTAAAAAGGGTTTATAAAAGAGTAAATGTCAGCAGATAATATAGTAATGTTTGGCCCTAAGAATGGCAAGGATCTGAAAAGACAGTATCCTGAGCTATCCGAAATTAAGGAGTTCACAAACCTTAGTCAGGGAGAGCTATTATTCTCCTGGTACTACGCAAACCCTACTTCACCACTTGTAACAGACTCCAACATGAGCGACAAGCTGAGAGCGTCAAACGCTTTCAATATATCATTCCCCTCAAGCGTTAAGGACGTTACAAAGGAGGAGTACATGTCGCTGAATTTTCCTGATAGGGTAAGGCAGGCGATTGACAGATGGAGAAAATTCAACCCTACAGTAAGACAGAGAGCAAAATCAATCGTTGAGAAGGCGCTTGACAACATGGAGAAGATGGTAGATATGGAGATGAGCGATTTTGTTGAAAAAGACGATGAAGGCAATAAAACAATAAATTGGACAGGAAGGAATAGTTATGTTAATAGTATCGCAAAAATTTCAGACACCCTACCGCAGCTTATCGCTCAGGTGGAGTCTGGATTCGGAATCGTAAACACCAAGGGTGAAACGACATCCGCATCAAAAGCAATTGATAGATTTCACGAAACAAAAAAAGATTCATAAATGTCTTTAATAGCACTAACTCAAGGTTACGATAGACCAAATCGTTTAACCGACACAAAAGATGAATTGTACCACAACAAATGGGGTAGACACGCTGCATTCGTTGGAACTGCAAACGACCTTCATTACAGATATATTGCTAGGACAAAAATCAATAAAAGCTTTTATAAGGGCGACCAATGGATTGTTGACGAGGATTTAGAATCATTCTTCAAGGATGACACAAACCAAAGCCGTAACAGGCTAAAGATGGTGCACAACATCATTCGCCCGATGATTGAGCAGTATCGTGGTAACGCGATACGCATGAAGATTAACTATAAGGCGAAGAGCGTATCACCAAAGGCGATAAACCGTAGAGAGCAAAAGCTTCAAGAGATGATGTTCTACACAAGCGTAGCATCAAAGGTTGGAGACGCTTTCGGGGCGGACATGAAAAAGAAGCTTCCTATCGGAGAAACACAGGAAGAGACAAAAAGATTATTCAGCAACATGTATGTTGACGGATTCGTTGAAGACATGAATAACCTGCTTGAATATGTTTCGCAGATTAACAAGTTCGATGAAATGCAAATCCGTATGGCGGAAGAGATTGCGCTGTCAGGACTTGGAGTTATAAAAACATTTGAATATAACGGGAACCAAGTGTTCGAGCCGGTTCGCTCAGAAGATTATTTCTGGGACAGAACAGCAACTAGGCCAGACCATTCAGACGCTGAATTTTGGGGTACAACACCATATCGTACTGCACCAGATATCTTCGAGTCTTATCCAGACATCAAACCATCAGACAGAGCCGATATCGAGAACTACGCTAAGCGTTATATGGGTGCTGCATCAAACACGGAATACCAAATGTCACTTGGTGGACGTATTCCCGTTATTGAATCATACTGGAGAGACTGCAAGGAATATTGGTTCGGATACGTTCGTGATGAATACGGATACCCATACCTTACTAGAATAAACTTCACCTACGAAGGTGAAACAAAACCTCGATACACAGATAAGGACTTAATCCTTGTTGATAGCGAAAGAGCAAGACGTGTCCTTGGTAAAGGCAAATTAAAGAAAAGAATCGTTGTTGACGAGCTTCGCTTTTGCACTTTCATACCGAACGAAGCATTACAAACTACAGACAATGAAAGAAAAGGTGCTGACATCGTTCTTGACTACGGGCTTGTGCCATACCAAGAAACAGATAACCTAGACCTTTCAAACGTAAGATCACCATTCAAAGTTTATTGCTGGGCATATATCGATGGAGAGGTTTTATCTCCTGTTGACGATACCATCAGCCCTCAGCGATTTATCAACCGATTATTATCGGTAGTAGAAAATCAGATTAACAACTCGCGCGGGTCAGGAACAATATATGATAAATCACTTGTTGACCCTGACGGTGGAGAGCAAGAGATGCTTCAAAATATGAACCAGAGTAAGCCTGTTGGAGTAAACGCCAGAGGACGAGGGATTCAGAATATGGTAGGCTCATACGATGCTACAGTAGGAAAAGGAACATTCTCATTGCTTGAAATGCTTGGCACAATGAAAAACCTTAACAAGGACGTTACAGGTTTAAATGAAGCTATCCAGGGAGAATCGATGGGTCAGGACCAGCTAGTAGGTGTTACTGAATTAATGATCCAACGAGGGTCGTTAATGCAGGAGCCATTCTACAATGCTGTAACAATGATATTCTCACAGTGCTTCCAAGCAATCGCATCCGCTGGGAAAAGAATTTACGCAGACAACGAGAGAGAGATTGCTATCGCCATCGGTGACGAAGGTGCTAAGCGATTGGTAATATCAAAAGAAATGAAGACGGAAGACTTCCGTGTATTCATTAAGCGTGAAAATAGCGAGGAGACATTAATAAAAGCTGGAGACGGAATGGCTCTTACATTATTCCAAGCTCAGCTTATTGACGATATCACATTCGCTGCACTATACGGAAGATCTACTCCAGAGCAAGTAACTGCAGCTCTTCGTGAATCTGCAAGAACAAGAATCGAAGCTAAAATA